TCGTATTTCTACCAGAAGTTTTCATACGTAATTCGAACCGGTAACAACTTTGATGCCTGGTCCGATACCTTCAACAAGTTGGTTCATCCGGCCGGCATGATATTCTTTGGTGAGATCTTGATTCTTCTTCAGCTATTGGATGGCAAGTCAGTGATGCCATTACTGCAGCCAGGATTAATTTCCGCTGAAGACTTGGCACGGTTGATCATCCTTCAGGCTCTGAATAATGTACGGATGTCGTACGAGGCCTCGACCTATAAGATGTCACTGAACGTTCCGACTGGTACAAACACGTCGTATCAGATGAAGTATTTCGATGACAACGGAATGGCAGTATATGATACGATGACCATCGAACAAGCCGAAACGCTTTATCCATACGACGACTATTCCATCCAAACCATTATAAATAGTGCACCAACTTGGAACGGAACGACGCTCGGAGTCAATTACGTTTAACGCACCTATTCCTCATGCCAGCAATCATCACGTCAAAATTCAGACTCGAGAATGCCTCTAATTTCAAGGAGACAGTCACGGGAGACAGCATCTATCTCGCAATTGGAAAGTCTGACAATTGGAACTCTACGTTAGCTGGTGCGGAAGTCACTGCACCGACACCTGTCGACACACTAGTTGAACGTAATGATTTTTGGCAAAATGCCATCGCTCTTAAGAAGGTCGATTCTGCATCTGCAACGCATATTGCTCCGCGGTATACCTGGACTCTAGGAAATACGTATGTTCCTTGGGATGACGCATCCGATTCAATCTTTGCTCAGCAATTCTACGTAATCACCTCAGAATTCAAGGTATACAAGCTCGTCCATAAGCTTTATACTGCGACGACGGCTCAGATCGAGCCTACTCATACCACGACTGCTCCGACCGTTCGTGACCCGGGTGACGGCCACTTCTGGAAATACATGTATACGATTACAGCGGCTGAAGCCACTGCGTTCATGACTAACTTATACATGCCGGTGAAGACCGTCGTGATTCCTACTGGCGGAGTTATCGGTGACCTTTCTCCAGAAGATCAGACGCGCTATACCTATCAGAACAACTCAGGTGCTGATGCCGGAAGAATCTTTCGAATCGTAGTGACATCCGGAGGAACTGGATATCTCGCAGCGCCGACAGTCACAATAGAAGGAAACGGTACCGGAGCCACTGCGACGGCATATGTTTCTGGAGGAATCGTCACCCACATCGATATGACTGTGGACGGCAACGGAATTCCTGTCGGAACTGGTTATAGCGTAGCCAATATAAAGCTGACGCCGACCAATGGCGGAAGTGGAGCCGTAGCCCGTGCAGTCCTTTCTCCAAAGGGCGGTCATGGAACCGATCCGGTCTCTGAATTAGGCGGATTCTATGTCGGTCTACGTGTCGTGCTGAACGGACCTGAAGGTGGTGGTGACTTTATCGTAAGTGGCGCTCAATTCCGCCAGATTGGAGTGATTCGTAATCCATACAACTATGGCACTACGACGGTATCCACGTCGACTACGCTGTCGTCACTGAAAACTCTGACGCTGGGCGTAGGTTCAACCGGTGGATTCAAGGTAGGTGATTATTTCACTGGCGGAACAAGCCAGGCAAAAGCTTACGTCGATGCCTTCGACTCTACGACCGGTGTTCTTAAATACCACCAGAACGACAAGACCGGATATACTGCTTTCTCAGTGAGCGAAGCGATCACAGGAGCCACGGCCGGTGCCGGTTCAGTGGGTTCACTCGGAAATCCTGAAGTAGATCGCTTCAGTGGAGAGGTGATGTTCGTTGAGAACCGCGCGGCAATCAATCGCTCGGCTTCACAGCTGGAAGACATCAAGATCATCCTGGAATTCTAAGATAAATCCTAACATGGCAATCAAGAACTACAACATTCCTCCATATTATGACGACTTCGATCAGACGAAGAATTACCTTCGTGTGCTCTTTCGTCCAGGATATGCTGTACAGGCACGTGAGCTGACTCAGCTTCAGACTGCGCTCCAGGCCCAGATTGATCGTTTCGGCAATCACGTTTTTAAGGAGGGATCACCAGTTCTTGGTGGACAAGCAACTCTTGATACAAAGTATGCTTATGTTAAGCTTCAGAGCACCTTTACGGATAACGGCAGTACGTACTATCCGGAAGGTGACGGCGGATCAAATCTTCCGTATTATTCAGATTCGGTTGGCCTCACTTTGACTGGAGTGACGTCTGGGGTTATTGCTACAGTCCTGGAAGTTGTGGCTTCTACTGCCTCCGATTCCCTAACGGCATTCGTTCGTTATACCGCGGCCGGTACAAGCACGACCACCCATCAGTTCACTGCCGAAGAAATTTTGACCTTTACTGTCAATGGAAGCACGAAGAAGTTCAAGGTCAGACCAACGGTAGACAACCCGGTTGGTTACGGAACACGAGTCTCCGTAAATGAAGGAGTCTATTTTGTCAAGGGTAATTTCGTCTATACGGCAGCAGACTCTATCATCGTTTCGAAGTACACTCAGAATCCTTCTGCCAGAATCGTATACAAGGTCTCGGAGAACATTGTCACCTCTACTGAGGATGCTTCTCTGGTAGATAATTCGATTGGAACTCCGAATGAATCAGCACCTGGCGCCCATCGCTATCAGGTGTCGATGGACCTTGCAGTTGAGCCATTCCTGCTGTCTGCACGTACTGAAGATAATGTCATTCAGATCCTGCTGATTAACGGTGGTCAAGTCACTGGAAGAGCTCGTACTGAGTACTCCGAGCTTGCACGCACTCTGGCGACTCGCACATACGAGGAGTCTGGCAATTACACAGTACGTCCGTTTCAGATCAATGTTCGTGAGTACTACAATAATGGAACGAACAATGGCCTCTATACTCAGGCCGAGATCTCATCTGCCACAGGTCTAGGAACGAATGATGCCATTGCCTACGGAAAAGCTCGTTTGGCCGTCGGGCTTGAGCCCTCTGTGGCCTATGTCTCTGGATACCGCGTAGAGACGCTTTCGACGACTTATGTCCCGGTTGAAAAGGCACGTGATGAAGGTTACATCAATGGTTCCTCGATCTTCATGCCCCTTGGCGGATACATCTACGTCGACCAGGTCGTAGGTCTGCCGAATACAACGGCATTCAGCACGATTGAGCTAAAGAAATCTGCAGTTAATGTAACTTTTCAAGATTCTGGAGATACTGTCACTTTAGCTTCACACGGACTTTCAAATGGAACTAAAGTTAGTTTTTGGTCAATTACGTCTACTACAGGAATTTCTACCTATACCACATACTACGTGGTAAATGGAGCTACAAATACTTTCCAGCTTTCATTAACGTCCGGAGGAGCAGCGCTTCCTCTGGCAACAGATGGAAGTGGATCGATGCTGGTTAGTATCGGTACTGCACGTGCCCGTGCTCTGCAATATGATTCCGGAACTATTGGTTCTGCTGCATTCTATAAGCTGTACCTGTTCGATATTGTAATGAATTCTGATCAGTCGTTTGCGAATGTGGCGGCTCTAGAAGACACATCGGTTCCAGGATACGACTTTACGGCTCGTGCGAACGATGCGGATCCAGCTATCCTGACGACAGTGTTGTATGACCCATCAAATAGCTCTCTGGTATACAGACTGCCGGTCAATGCTGTTCAATCTCTTCGTGCATCTGACGACGTCACCTGTGACGTATTCTACTATGTCAAGCGTAAGTTTGATAATGTTCAGGCAAGTGGAAGTGGCCAATTAGTTCTAACGGCAAGTTCTGAGAATTTCTATTCGGTGACCGCAACAGACTACACAGTGGTTAAAGCAACGGATGGAACTCAGGTGACCCAAACAGCTGTTCCTGTCCTCAACGGCGGTGGAACATCCGTAACCCTGTCACTTGGTGCTGGAAATGCTAATGCTTATTTCTACGTCATCGCTTCGACTCGTCGTAATCTGATTGAAAAGTCCAAGACATACGTGACTGGAGCCCAGGCAGCAATCGCAACTCCAAATACAACAGCCGGCGGCTACGATTCACTCGGAAAGAGCGACATCCTTAGAATCACGGCCATTTACATGTCCCCAGCCCTTGGAACTGCGGCGACCACATCACATACTCTGGTCACGGATCGTTACAATCTAGACGATGGTCAACGCGAGAACTTCTATGATGTCGGCCGTATTCAGCTGAAGCCGGGTGCTTCAGCTCCAACGGGTCAGCTTCTGGTGGTGTTCGATCACTTTACACATAACACTGGAGATTACTTTGCTGTCAATTCCTACGCAGGTATTGACTATGGAGACATCCCATCCTTCAACTCGATCAAGGGATTGATCGCTCTGAGAGATGCAATGGATTTCCGTCCGACTAAGAGCAATGACGGTACGGGATTTGCAAATGCTGGAGCTTCTACTTCAAATTGCGTAGTTCCAAATAGCGTCACGCTGACAGACATCCAGTTCTACCTGCCAAGAATGGATAAGATCTTCGTCAATAAGAACGGTGAATTTGGTTCGGTCAAGGGTATCTCCGGAACGATTCCAAAGGCTCCAGAGGATCCAGAAGATTCGATGGTCCTCTATTCCCTGAACCTGAATGCTTATACATTTGGCACGACAGACCTTTCTGCCAAGATGATCGATAACAAGCGCTATACGATGCGCGATATCGGTCGTCTAGAGAAGAGACTGTCAAATGTGGAGTATTACACATCCCTTTCACTCCTGGAGAAGACAGCAGCAAATGCTCAGATTTTTGATAGCAGCAACAACCTGAGATACAAGAATGGGTTCATCGTAGACTCCTTTGTCGATCACAACGTCGGTGCAGTTAAGAATCCAGATTATCGTTGCTCGATCGAGCCAGAACGTGGAATTCTTCTTCCAGAGTTTGCACAACAGTACGTCAATCTGATCCCTAACATTCCGGCATCATCTAATATCAAACAGACAGGATCTCTGGTTACTCTAGATTATCGCGAGGTCACGCTGATCGAACAGCCATACTCGTCGTACTCCGAATACGTGAATCCGCATGCCGTCTATGGATGGCAGGGACGTATGGAGCTTTCACCTCCTTCAGACGAATGGAAGGAAGTCGAGACGAAACCAGCCATCGTGGCGAATGCAGCTCAAAATATCGCGAGCTGGTACAACGAGGCTTCTGCAAATACCGCAAATAACGGAATCTGGAACAACTGGCAGATCGAGTGGTACGGAGTTTCTCCAGAGGAAGAGGCAGAACTCAACAATCAGGTATACGATTCCGGAGTTCTTTCTGGCACCAGCAACATGAACGTCAGCGCAGTCGCTGCTGATGGTTCTCAGACATTTGGCGGAATGGCGTACTACCGTCCATCATCCGGAGCCTACAGTAATTCACAGTCGACACAGGTTGCCGATACGATCGTCAACAATACGATCGTTCCGTATATCCGTTCACGCAAGATTTACTTCAAGGCAACTGGCCTGAAGCCAAATTCACGTGTCTATGCCTTCTTCGATGGTGTAAACATTGCAAACTATGTGAACGCGCCGATGTCAAGTGGAGTCCATACCACGACGTTCAATAACTACACCACGAATCCTGACGACAGAAATTATGCTGACCTGACCTCGCACCCATCTGGTGCCACTGCAAATCTTCAGACCGATGCAGCTGGTCAGATCATCGGATCGTTCATCATCCCACACAATTCGGCTCTGAAGTTCCGTACAGGTGAACGTATCTTCCGCATCGTTGACAATAGCCTGAATAGTACCGATAGCTCCTTCACTTCTGCTGAAGCGATCTACCGTGCAACTGGAATTTTTGTTCCGGCTCCAACTCCGGCCACTCAGCCTCCGGTTGTAATTCCTACACCAAGACCTGGCCCTGCTCCAGTTGTTCCTCCGTTCGTTGGACTCAGCGTTCAAGGCCGTACTCCTAAGTACTCCGGTATTCCGTTCAACTTTACCGTATCAACTACAGCAAATGGATTCGGAACACTAGGAGCACTTGGAGTAAAAGAGCAGTCAAATTCTTCAGATCCAAACTTTGGATATTGGGTGCCTCTGACCCCGAACTATCTACCCGGAGAAGGACAGCTTGCAGGTTCACTTAGCGCAACTGGAACATTTAGAATATCTCCAGCATTGCCAGGAACATATCGTGTACGCGGCGAAGCAGTCTGGAATGGAGTTACGTACTACTCGAATATCGTCACATTCACCGTTGCAGAACCTCCTCCAAATCTCTCCTCACTTCCTGAATCCGAGCGCTATAACTAAAATCTATGAGCAGCAACGTATATCTTTCACAGGCACAGATCGCTTCGCTACAACAGGCGAAGACCTATGTCGATCCGGTGGCGCAAAGCTTCATCGTAGATTCTCCAGGTGGAGCTTTTCTGACCTCGATCGACCTGTACTTCGCCTCAAAGGATTCTACACTGCCGGTGACACTCGAGATTCGAGAGATGGAGAACGGAATTCCAACTGGAATCATCGTCCCATTCTCCACGGTCACAGTCAATGCCGCAGATGTAACAACCAGCTCAAACGCCTCGGTCGCCACCAAATTCACGTTCTCGGCTCCGGTATTCCTAATTGATACCAAAGAGTACTGCTTCGTGGTCAACGCAAACTCACGCAACTACAAGATCTGGGTTGCTGAGACTGGCAAGAACGACGTCACAAATACTGCCTTCTCCATCACAAAGCAGCCTTATGCTGGTGTAATGTTCAAGTCTCAGAATTCATCGACCTGGATTCCGGAACAGAATCTGGACATCAAGTTCCTGATTCGTAGAGCTGAATTTGCTGCGGCTGGCGATATCATCCTGAATGAGGCTCCTATTCCAGTGGTAACACTGGATTCAAATCCGCTTTATACCTATAGCGGTACCAAGAACATCAGAGTCTTCCATAAGGATCATGGTCACTTTGCCGGATCGTCAGAGGTCACAATCGCCGGACTAGTTGGAGCAACATCTTATAACGGAATCCTGGGAAGCGAGATCAACGGAACACATACCGTGGTCAGTGTAGAACAAGATTCCTATACGATTCAGGTCACCGCTGCTAGCAATGCAAGCGCAAGTGGTCGAGTCGGAGGTTCTGCTGTCACAGCCACCGAGAATCGCGTGTTCGACGTTCTCTATCCTACGGTACAGCAGCTCTCATTCAAGAATACTCAGGCAAACTGGTTTGTACGCACGACCAGCGGTCAATCGCTGGCCGGAAGTGAGATTCCTCATTCACTGAGCCAATACTATCAGATCCCAGTCAATCAGAACGTGGAGATGAACTATCCTCAGGTAGTTCGTGCAGTCAATACTGCTAGCCCAACAACCAAGAGCTTCTATCTCAAGGGAAGCCTTAGCACGAGCCAGACGACGCTGTCCCCTGTAATCGACCTGAACCGTACCTCTGCAATTGCCATCAACTACCGTCTGGACCGTCCGATTGGATCAGCCCAAACTGGATACAATGTGGTGGAAAATTACCAGTCGGAAACGGTCGGTACCGGATCGTCTGCTCTGTCGAAGTATATCACTCGTCGAGTTGACCTGGCCACAGCAGCTTCTGCCCTTCGTATCTTCCTGTCCACTAACCGTCCGACGGGATCGTACATCGATGTTTACTATAAGGTGACTGACAACATCGACGCCAATTTTGATGCCCTTCCATGGTATCTGGTCAATCCGATTGACTCAGTTCCAATCACGGACAATGCTGGAGAATATACCGACGTTGAGTACGCTGTGACAGAAGCAGCCTCAGGAATTTCCAATAAGAAGTTTGTGGCCTTTGCCATCAAGATCGTGTTTACTGCGACCAATAGCGCTGCTGCACCTTCTTGCTCTGACCTGAGAGCTATCGCGGTCACGTGAGTTCCCAAAAGGCTCCATATTCAGTAGTCAAAGAAGATCCGTCTCTTATTCGCGACGGCTATTCCAGAGCTATAATAAATAGGAATACCAACGACTATCTCCGCCGCCTGATCGCGAAGCAGACCTTCGAGAATAAGGAAGCGGAGATCCAAAAGCTCAAGTCTGATGTAGAGGAGCTCAAGGCGATGGTTCAAAATCTATTGCAATCCCAGTCAAAGTAAAGTACTCAAATGCCAACTGAAGTCCTACGTTCCGACACATTCGAGCTGTGGCGCCAAAAGACCAATACGATCTCCTCAGATCTTGGTACAAGGGGTGACCTATCGGTCAACATCACAGCCAACGGATCCCTCGTCACCGCTATCAATGAGCTTCAGTCTGACATCGGAGTCGTAGGAAGCCTAACAACGGCTGCAACGAACTTAGTTGGAGCAGTCAATGAGCTGAAGAATTCGGCGATCACCTTCAACGGAATCAAGACGTTTGCCGATAATCTGAACCTGGCTTCGACCAAAGTTTTCACGATCGACGGTGCATCAGTCCTGAGTGCCACTACCCTTGGATCTGGAGTGGTCAATTCCTCACTGACATCAGTTGGAACAATCACCGGCGCACAATCTGTATGGCAGGGTACAATCATTGCTCCGGCCTATGGTGGTACAGGAGTCAATAATGGATCTCGCACGATCACCCTGCTGACTGGCAATCTTTCTCTGACGGCGCAAGCCGGAGGATCATCGGTCACAGTTCCGGCAACTGGAACCCTGGCAACTCTGGCCGGAGCCGAGACACTGACGACCAAGGCGATCAATCTGGCCAACAACACGTTGACCGGAACTCTGGCCCAATTTAACACTGCTCTGTCTGATGACGACTTTGCAGGATTAGCGACAGCTCAGACTCTGACAAATAAGAGTATTGCTCTAGGATCCAATACTGTCACAGGAACTCTAGCTCAGTTCAATACAGCTCTCACAGATGACGATTTTGCTGCACTAGCTGCTGCACAAACTCTGACAAACAAGAGTCTGCAGGATGCAAATACCTTCATCATTGATGATGCTGCTGCAACAAAGCGCGCTCGGTTTGAAGCCTCTGGAATTACTGCCGGACAAACGCGCGTCCTGACAATCCAGGATAAGGATGGTACGATCGCAACGACCACTGATACGACTTTCATTGGTACCACGTCGATCAGCCTGAGTCGCGGTAGCGGTAATCTGGCACTAGCGGGAATTTCATCTGTTGCTTTCCCGGGTTCTACCTCCGGAACAGTCACTCTGCAGGCTACAGCAACTGCCGGAACGACTACTCTCACGATGCCAGCCACGACTGGCACGGTCATTACCAGTGGCGACACCGGTACCGTCACGAATACGATGCTGGCCGGCTCGATCCCCAATGGCAAGCTTTCGAATAGCAGTGTTACCTATAACGGCGTAAACGTCGCTCTCGGTGGATCCGGAACGATCACAGCAAACACTACAAATGCGCTGACAATCGGTGATGGATTGAGCGGAGGTAGCTTCAATGGATCTGCCGCCGTCACGATTGCTGCTGACTCCACGATTGCTCGCCGTGCCGATACACATTTCATCGGAACGACCTCTGTCGCCCTGAATCGCTCCAGCGGAAACCTAGCTCTGGCCGGAATCTCATCGGTCACACTTCCTGGTGCCACATCAGGAACGATCGTGCTGACTCCTGCAGCGATCGCCGGCACGACCACAATCACTCTTCCAGCTACCACAGGAACACTTGTCACGACTGGTGACACTGGAACGGTCAGCAATACAATGCTGGCCAATAGTTCTCTGACTGTATCGCCTGGTACCGGAATGAGCGGAGGCGGACTTGTAGCTCTTGGTGGCGCCATCACTCTGAACAATTCTGATCGTGGTTCGTCTCAGAATATCTTCAAGAACATTGCTGTCATCGGACAGACGACGATCGCAACCACTGTCAATAACGATACACTGAATGTGGCTATCGGTACGGTCGATGCTTTGGCCGGACTGACGATCACGACAAATGCAGGAACCAAGACGCTGACGATCGGTCACGCCGATACCTCAAGTCAGGCTACTTCCACAAATACTGGTGGAACGGTTATCCAGAGCATCACGCTTGATACCTATGGTCACGTCACTGGTCTGGCAACGGTCAATGCCGGTGGATTATACCAGCCACTTGACGGAGACCTCACAGCGATTGCAGCGATCGCTGACGGTTCTACTGGTTATCTGAAGAAGGATGGAGCAAATACCTGGTCGCTGGATACGACGGTTGTCACGACTGCCGGAAGCCAGGCTCTGACAAACAAGACCTACAGCGGTTCGTCACTGACCGTCACGACCGGTCAAGCTCAAGGAAGTCCGATTACTGTATCTCGTGTCACGAATACGACATATGCCTCAAATGTTCAGGACAGATTCTATATCGATTCAAACGGTAACGTCACTATTAGAGGTGACCTGAGCGTCAGCGGAAATACATCGATCAGTTCGTCCACCCTTTCTCCTCTGTGGGCAAATGTCACAAGCAAGCCTACTCCGACCTATACTGTAGAACTCACTGGAGGTCCGGTCACTGGAAGCGGTACGAGCACTGCCTCGGAGGTAGGATCGTCGGTCACAATTTCGCTCACCAATGTGGCGATCACTGACGGCGCAGTTACGACTGCAAAGATCGGTGATGGACAGGTCACAAATGCAAAGCTTGCATCTGGAATCGATATTACGAAGCTTTCGGCGTACACATTTGCGGTCAGCGGATCATCTGGTCTGTCTGCTGGAGGCAGCGCAAATCTAGGCGGTACGGTCTCGCTGACGAATACTGATAGAGGTTCTTCTCAGAACATCTTCAAGAACATTGCAGTCGGCGGACAGTCTAACGTCGTTGCCGATAACAATGATGATACGTTGACACTGGCCACGGACGGTTCTTTGGTCATCACGACGAATGCCACGACTGATACGATCACGATCGTTCATGCTGATACATCGAGTCAGGCAAGTGTAGATAATTCGAATGGTATTGTAATTCAAGACGTCACACTTGACACTTACGGTCATGTTACGGGCCTAGGTTCTGTCGATCTCGACCTGCGATACCTGAGATTGAGCAACGCATCGGTCCAAACCGTTGGAACTGGATCAGTTACTTTCAGTGGTGGCATAACTGCCGGAACCACGAATCAAGCGGTAACTCTTTCTACAGTCAATGGATACCCGACAATTGGTACCACTGGAGTAACTAGTCTATACTTAAGTTCTGCTGCTGGAGGCGTAACGATTGGAGGATCGGGTGCAGGTACAGGGCTTTCGCTTAGCGCAAATCAGATTAGCAACTCATCTGGAACATTATCAATAATTCCTGCAACAATTAACCTTGGCCAAAATGTTACAGATTCTGTTTCTGTTGTCGGAAGTCTGTCTATTGGTGGAAATCTAACAGTTTCCGGAACAGTCACGACAGTCAATTCAACGACCGTAGAAATTGCTGATGCTAATATCCTTCTGGCCAAGAATGCGAATACCGCGGTATTGACGAATGGAGCTGGAATCACTGCGGGAATCGCCGGTACTGGATTCACGCCTCCTTCTATCGTTTATCAAAACTCACCGGAGCGCTGGGTATTCAACAAGACGATCACTGGTACATTAGAAGGAAATATCACCGGAAATGCTACAAACGTCACCGGTGTGGTTGCAGTCGCAAATGGTGGTACTGGTGCAACCTCCTTGACGGGATACGTCTACGGAAATGGTACCGGAGCAATGACCGCCAGCGCCTTTATTCCAGTTGGAGCAATCAGCGGTACTCTTCCGGTTAGTAACGGTGGTACTGGAGCAGCTACCTTTACGGCAGGATATCTCAAGGCAAGTGGAACAAGTGCGTTTAGCACAGTTTCAACCATTCCTGGCAGCGATATAAGTGGAAACATCAGCGGAAGCGCTGCGAATGTCACTGGCACGGTTGCAGTCGCAAATGGTGGTACAGGTGCAACGACTCTGACTGGATATGTCAAGGGTAATGCAACAAGCGCATTCACCGCATCAGCTACTATTCCTTGGGGAGATATCGCAAGCCCACCATCATTCCTAACGACGGCAATCACTTCGATCAATACACAGACTGGACCAGCGATCACGATTGATTCTGGAAGTGGATTATCCGTCGCACAACCTGTTGCAAACACCATCAGAGTCAGTTTTGCAAGTGCGTATGGAGATTCAGTAAATCCATATGGAAGTAAGGCTCAAAACCTGGTTCTAGCTACTCCAAACGGAGCGACGGGAGCTCCAGCATTCCGTGCTCTGGTTGCTGCAGATATTCCTATTCTCAATCAGAGCACCACAGGATCTGCTGGATCCCTGCTCAATGCACTGACAATTGGAACTGGCCTTGGTGGTACATCATATAACGGATCTTCTGCTATAACGATCACAAATACTGATAAGGGATCTGATCAGGTTATCTTCAAGAACGTTGCGCTGAGCGGAACTGGAACAAATTCTATCACTTGCGTAGCAGACAGTAATAACGATACTCTTACTTTTTCTGCGTCTTCTACAAGCGGAATTGGAATTTCCGCAGATGCTACTACTGATACGATCACATTCACTAACAACGGAGTGACTGGAATTACTGCCAATCTGGTGCCTTCTGGCGGATCTTTTGGAGGAGTCGGTACTATTAACTTCACTGGCACTGCAAATCAGGTTCATCTTAACAGTTCTGGTTCTACATTAACATTCTCGGCTCCTCAGAATATCCATACTGGAGCAACTCCGACCTTTGCTGGTGCAATTCTAAGCGGACTGAACGGATACGTTAAGGCAAATGGTGCGAGCGCATTGACTGCATCATCGACGATTCCTTCGACCGATATCAGCAACACGAGCTTCATTGACCTATCAAATTCTCAGGCTGCGAGCGGAGTAAAGACGTTCAATAACGCGGTATTGTGCAAAGAGAGCCTGGAAATTCACAATTTCAATCTTGTGAATGGTCTTTGGTTCCAGAAGTCGGACTCGACGTATCCATACCGAGTCATTCTAACTGGTAATAATATCTCGCACCTTATTGGAGGTACCAGCCTCTATACTTTACTATTTTCGAACAATAACGGTAGTCTGTCGTTAAAGGCCAATGGAACTGTAGAAGCTAGTTCCACTGTTCAGGCGACTGGATTCAAGACTGCAAGTGGAACTTCTGCTCAGTTCCTGAAAGCTGACGGATCGATTGATAGTACAACATACCTACCAAGTGCTAATGCTGCAGCATCTGTTGCAAACGCGCTGACAATTGGAACCGGCCTTGGTGGTGGATCATATAACGGATCTTCTGCTGTAACGATCACAAATACCGGTGTTACAAGTTTGGCCGGTACCACGAATCAGGTCACAGTATCTGCTTCAACCGGATCTGTCACCCTGTCGCTGCCGCAGAACATTCATACCGGCGCATCAGTTCAGTTCAATTCGCTTGGCATTGGAACAGCCGCTGGTGCTGCTGGCGAAATTCGCGCTACCGACAACATCACTGCATATTACACCTCAGACGAGCGCCTCAAGACGAATGTCCGTCCAATTGAAAACGCTCTGGATAAGGTCTCTCAGCTCGATGGTGTGATCTATGACTGGAATGACACCTACAAGAAGGATCATGGAGATGTCGATGGATACTTCGTCCGTGCCGATAATTCCGGTGTCATCGCTCAGCAGGTCGAGAAGGTCTTCCCGAACGTTGTGGCTGATCGTGCCGATGGATTCAAGGCGGTTCGTTATGAGCTCCTGGTTCCTCTGCTGATCGAGGCCATCAAGGATCTGAAGGCCGAGATCGAGGCGCTGAAGGCTCAGAAATAAAACTATAAATAGAGCCAAACATGGCCGTCTACGCTAACATTCCAATTGATCAGGGAACAGACTTCTCCTCTGATGTGACAGTCGAAGGATCTGACGGTATCGTTTTCAACCTTACCGGGTATACTGCTCGTGGTCAGATTCGCAAATCCTATGCCTCCACCACGAGCATTCCATTTGTCGCCTCGATCAATACTCCTAGCAACGGAAAGATCACAATTTCTCTGACCTCTGCCACTACGGCTGCAATGAAGCCAGGCAGGTACGTTTATGACATCGAGATCGTACAGACCGGAACAAACAAGGTCACGCGTGTGGTCGAAGGTCAGGTTGAGGTCAATCCAAGGGTCACCCGCACATGAGTGGAATCAGCGGAGCTGTTTTTCAGACGCCAGCAATCAAGGCATCGCTGAGTAACCTTTCGTCCGTACAGGCCAGAACAGTCGCGATCGGAGCTCCGAAAGCACTGTCTGACCTCTCGGACGTAGAGATGGGATCCGTGGCAGATGGAGCAATCCTGATCTATAACGGAACCACTGGAAAATTTGTCGCCACTCGAGACGTGGATAACCGAAACTTAAAGATCATCGGCGGAGCATTCTAATACATTACTACCATGCCAGGAACAATCATCAAAACACGTTACAGTGACGTCACGAATCAGCCAGCACCGGACGCACTAGTCCACGCCGAGCAAGCATATTCGTTCGCGTCAAACCGCCTCTTCATCGGTAAGCTGGGCGGTGCCACGGTCGACCCGATCATGATCGGTGGTAAGTACTACACCGACATGATGAATCAGACGCGCGGCGTGCTGAC